GTTGAGTTGTCTGGTCTAGACGCTCCCGGTCTGTCTGTCGACAGTCGTGAAGTTGCGCGAGTTAATCCGTGTCGGAATCGAATCCGTTTACACGTCAATCACCCACAACCTCTCCCGACTGCCGGCGAGATTACCGTAGAGAGCATCCGCCAGGTCTACAAAATACCGCACACGTTGACAAGGTCGTCATGAAGATTAAGCTAGTCTTCACCGTGTGGCTCCGAAGGGGAGCATGTAGCGCGTCCAATCTGCAAGCTTAATCGCAGACGCTACACCCAAGAGGGAGTACCCGATTCGTTATTTCGGATCTAATTCTCCCACCGCCGTACTAGTTGCTTCGGGCGGGCGAGGTTCAACCACTATGTTTTTGGTGGGTGCCTCCTCTTGATGTATAGGGACCACTCTGCTGTCATGAAGACAGAGTGTCGGTCTCAATAGGATATTGGCATGATTTGAAGCATCACGCGCTATGTTCAGGGTCCTGTCCTTAGGCTTGGTTCAGAGCCAGCTGGGACACCCAGAGGTCCGCCGCTCCAGCACCGACGAGCGTGTTGTTGAAGGTGACGGTCGTACCGATCACTGCATTCACAACGGCCGCAATATTCATCGTCGGAGTGCTACTTCCTACTGCCGCCGGTCCAGGGATCGTCAGATAGGTCTCGAAAGACCCGTCCGCCGATATCACCGGGGCCACCGTCTGCGTCGCTGAAGTCACGACACCGACGATGTAGGAGAGCAGATACTTGCCAGCTTTGGTAAACGTAAGGACGTTTCCAGCTACCCGGACAAGTTCTGTGGAGCCCGCAGCCACCACCGCACCGCCAAGGAAGGCGGCCGTTGTAGGCGCGGCAGCATCGATATGCTGAGAGGCGAGGAGACCTCCACCGCCGGAGGGGAGCTGAGGAGTCATGAGTGTTACGTCATACTCAACCCATAGTTTCCCCCATGGGACGGCGGTGCCGTCCAGGGTGCAGAGGAAGAAGTTGCCGGCATCATAGGTCTTGATGTCTTGGTTCGCGCTCAAAGGGAGCGAGCGGACAAACTTCGTCGGGCCCATCGCATGCATCGCCGCCGGGCGGCAGATGCAGTCGATGTCCTTCCAGGGGGCATCCTCTGCTACGTCCTCATATGCCGACGCGACCTGCTCGCTCAAAGGAGCCGAGTCAGCCGCATCATAGTCGGGCACAAGGAGGACGGAGCCTGGAACGTTGGATCCGGTTCGAGTGTAGTAGCAAAAGCGCAGTCGATTGAAACGATAGCGCTCCCAGTTCTGGGCCTGGGTTGACAACCAAGGAAAGGTTGTAGGCATACCCGGGTTCATAGGGAACTGCAGAGGGACGGCGAAAGCCACCGTGCCGGAGACGGACGCAATCAGCTCGCGATGAACAATGCGACACTGATCCCTCTGAGCCTGTATCTGTGGTGCGGCTGACCGCTGGCCACGAGAATACGCTGCAGCAACGCCCACAAGGGGTCCAGCGCCCGGAGGCGCCGGCCTCTGCTGGGCCTTGGGTTGTGCAGAAGCTACACTCCGAGCCGGTTGCTTGGCTCGGGGAGCACGAGGCTGCCTCGGTGCTCCATTGGCGGGTACCCGGGGCTTCGCCCCGTTCCCATTGCCATTGTTGTTATTACGGTTCATTGTATTGGTTCCACCATGAACAAGTGGACTGATCATCGATGTGTAGATACGCTCTCGAATTATTTTACACCAGACCGACACAGCAAATGTTCGTTAACACCCCTAGGGGGGGTGGCGAGTCGTTAGTAAGACCCACAAGCTGACATTCGCCGGCTAGCACCGCTCAGAGCGGCCTGGCTCGATTCACATACCCCTATCCGTGCAGTCTCTTGGCATTCCGGAGATACACTCCTTAGCGTCGACATTCTTACGTGTCCATCCAGGCATCCCGTCAACAGAACGGTAACACCCTAGAGCATGGCACAACGACTTTGGATAGTGAGCACAAAGACCCAATGGTCAGTTTAACGACTTGACCAGGTCGACAACAACAGGACAGGACCAGACGCCGGTCCCTCAGTACAACCGCGAAGGGCGGTCGTACGTTCCTACTGGGTTCAGATCATAACAGGCATCGATACACTCTTCGAGAGATCTCCTACGATAGGACTGAGCGAGCTCTTTGAGAGACTCGGCCTCATCCAGAGATTTACCAATCTTAGAGATAGTGCCCTCCAACGCGAACGTCGGAGAATAATATACGAACCCACCAACAGCTTTCTTCAGCGATACCCATTCACGCATAGGACTTGCGTCGACCGCCTCGTAGAACTTACGTTCCGAGCCTTTCGGTTTGAGGTATGGTGCGCTGACAATATCATCAGCGTCCTTCAGACGACCCGCCTCAGGAAGAGGGAGTTGTGCTGTTCGCTTATATCCTTTCTGGACCGCACTGGCGAGAAACTTGTCCGCCGGAGTTATGCGATATGTCCAGCCGACGGGGGGCGCAACGCCCATCCCGCCGCAAGACAGAGGAAGAAAGAGATTCCTGGTGTGTGGGGTCCACCTACCACCCTTCTTAATGGCACAAAAGCACTCCTGCGAGATCGCAGGGCCATGGAAGTTAAGGAATCGCCGCAAGAGCGCGGCCTGTTGGCCTGGCAAAGCACCAGCCAGAATAGTGGGGAGGTTCACAACCAGTCCCCGAGAGGGATCCTGCCCCAGATGAGCTTTGGCAAGCTCGAGAGCTCTAGGATCGTTGTCGCACGACAATTCAGGATCGTCATCACTATCATCGCTTTCACAAGCGGCCTTCTCCTGGACCTTGTGTTGTCCAAAGAAGAGACCAGCATTTAGATAGTTGATCTGATACGGAGTCGGCTCGAACTGCAAATCGCGTCGAGCGAGGCCCAAGGGCATCTTCCGTAGATCGTAATGTACCGATGTCGAATTGACATTGGCGTACACGGGGTGGCGGTACGCCTTTCCCACACTCATTTTGAGTCCCACTTTCTCTCCAGTAGCTACATGAACGGGCCAAAGGGCCGGATGCGCTGCATACACCATGTCGTCACCGTTTATCAAGACGTGATTCAGTCTCTCCCTATAGGACCAACCCACCTGAGAAGGCTGGGTCGTGAGGAGATAGACGCCAAGATTGGCAAGACATAGGATCGGAAAAGAAAGAATGGAGCCCATGAGCTGACCATTGCGTTGGGTACCACGGTACTCAGGCTTCCCTCCCTCAACAGGGTAGAAGAGCTTATGAGGTCCGAGGACCGCCATGGCTGCGTCGTACTGGCGCTCGTCCAGGTCCTGCATAAGGTACCTGAAGATACGACCTGAGTACTTCCAGCTTAGGCCATCGGTAGCTGCTGAGTAGTCCACAGAGAACCACTCCCAGTCAGCCCGAGCTTTGGCCGCAAGGTCAATCATGTCAGTAGGACAAAAGGGCCTACCGATGAGACGGAACGGAGGCATATCACGCATAGCGCTGTGAAGTGCCTTCTGAAGTGGGCGACAGCTGTAATAGGGCAAAGACTCACCCTTACTGATCACACGAACCTTGTTCGGCTCGAGGACAGCTTGGATAGTACAGCTGAGGTTTGTGCGAAGATCGCGTTGCGATAGATGCTCCTTGAGGGTCTGCCAAATATCGGCATCCCAGGGCTTCCGCACTTCGAAGACCGCATTGAGAAATCTGCGGCCTCCTGCATAGCCAGCAGGAGAATAGACCATGCGAACGAGCTCGCCATCGCGAGTATCGCTCACACCAGACAAATGGATGAGTTCCCCATTTTGTCCACCCTTTCCACGGGTCCGCTCAAAGCAAGCGGAAGTGGAAGCCGACATATCGTCGAAGCTGGGCATCCCAGATAGGTTACGGTTAAATTGATTCCGAACCCGGTCCAGGACACTCCGAAAGGTGTAGTCCGAAAAGATGGCGCAGATGGTCGCGTCGTCTCCGTCATCCTCCTTGGTGAGGGTGGCTAGGTGGTCTCTATAGGTTTCCTCGATGATCGAGGGAGACAGGGGTAGCGTCGAACGCTTAGCCTGAAACCATGAGTACCACAAGTGCGTGTTCTTTCGAGAGAAGACAAGGAGTCTTACTTTCATCCACGCTTTGAGCTTCCCGTGCGGTGCGAAACAAGCATCGGGGGGGGCAGGGGGATCGTTCCTAAGATACTTTGCGAGGGGGTAGGTCAGCAGATGTTTACATCGCTTCAACCACACCTTCTCACTATCAGAGCAATCTAGGTAGGCGTGAATCTGTTCATTCAGTTCGCCTAGGACTCCGGTGGGCGCAGCATGATGCTCGCACACTAGTCGGAGTCCCCGATAAAGGGCGTCTGTGCGCTGGGTCAGAGAAATCGACTCAGCCATCGGCGCACCCGACGGCTGCGAAGCCGGAGTATACTCCGGATTAGCACTGTCATTAGCCTGCTTTACAGACATTGTTTGTAACAGTTTTGGAGGTACCTTTGTGTCAATCGACACGGGCG